CTTGATACATCCAAATACGGTCTGAGTATCTCGCATTGCGGAAAGAAGCGTTCACGATCGAGTGCGCCATCTTCGCATTGTTCTGGATGGATTTTCCAAGGATTCCTGCCTGCCGTTCAAATTCTTCCAGCGTTTTCTCTGTCAGGATCTGGTCAAAACACTTCTGAAGCTCATCAAATCCACCGACAAGATGCATTCCGATATTTGCTTTAAGCATTTCCAGTCGATTGATTTTCATCGCTGCGTTATAGAGCCGCATTTCCTCATTGGCTTCCTTAGAGAAATTCTTATCCTTTACATACTGTGCTGCTTTTCGACTGTATGCATCAATATCCATTTTAGATACCCGCTTTTTTGCCTCTGCGATTGTGATCCCTTCTGCTTTTGCATATCGTGTGTAAAATCCATTAATTTCTTTCTGAATTTCATCCATCATGTTCACATAGATCTTCTCAATTTCTTTCGCGTATTCGGCTTCATCCTTGATATTCTTCTTTCGCTGCTCTTCTTCTCTATTCTTCCAATACTCCTGACTGCTCATCTTCCGCGCCTCCGAACATCCGCTTCTCTACGATTGTTTCCTGCTTCTTTTCTTCCTCTTTCTCCATTCGATCTATCTCCTCTGAAACATCCTTAACGATCGAGAGGACCTGCAGCTGCGTTTCCTTGGATACGATACTTTCAAGCGCCTGTGCTGTCTGTGCTTCTTCAAGTAAATTCTTTGGGATATTCCTACTCATCGTAAAATCAATATCTTTCCATGCATCCCGATCTGACACATTCGTTGCAAGAGAGCAAAACAGTTTATACCGTTTCCTCATGGACTTTTCAGCTTTGCGGTCGAACGTTAGTGCAAGATTGCTCATAGACTGTAATTTGTATGCAAGGGAAGTTCCAGAAGCATTTCCAAACGATTCATCTGAGATATTCGCTACCATACTTGTCTGATAAATCAAATCCTCAAGCCGATTCAAAAGATTTTCCTGTGTTCCGTCTGCCGTAGGTTTGCCAAGAAACTGCACGATAATATCTTTTGCGTTGTCTGTACCATAAAGGTTTATGATCCGATTATCACGAATTTTATAAACGCCTTCCTCATCCAGTTCGGCGCCAAGCACTGCAAGATACGCTTCTGCGAAAGAATCTACATCATTTGCCTTTTCTCCGATCACTCGGTTGTATGTTTCTACCATGCCGGCAACTTCTTCATACAGACCGATTCTCTCATCGTTCAGTACATATTCAACACAGTTGATGCGACCATATGGGTTCGGCATTCCCTCCCGCATCTTTTCTCCGTCAAATGGGATAATTTCTGTCCTTGTAAGTATCTCCCCATACCTTGTGACATTATCGTCCTTTTTTCCATATCTCACTGCAAATAGAGCGCGGCTCTTTACGGTATCATCGTAGACAACAAACAGTTCTTTTGGATTGCAGACTACTGTCTTTGTCTTTGCTTCTTCGTCCTGGTAAAAATACTCGAATGCATGTCCGTAGATACAGCACTTCTTCGCCAACTCATATTCCTGGTCAGAGATATCATTATCCCGGTCAAATTCAAGGATCGCATCTTTTATTTTTTCGTCCGGATGTGATTTTTTAATCGGAATCCCATAAGCATATCCCAAAAATGTCTCTGTGATATACCTTGGGAAATTCACTGCCAGCCGGTTATCAGGCTTCCATGACTCCTTTTCTGGAAGACGGAATACATCGTGAAATCCTTTGTATAGATTCTCAAGGTATCTGTACCTTGGTATTCGCTCTTCATGCTTTCTGATGTATTCGTCTATCAATGTCATATTGATTTCTTTATCAGCGGAACATAAAAGCGGTTCCGGCAGTTTGTATGGTCTTTTCCCATTCATTTTATATTCCTCCTCTAAAGGTCTTTAACTTCACCTTGCCTTTTCTCTCCTGCTCAATAGAATATCTGAGCATTGCCATTGCGTCATCAAAGAAATTCACTGGCTCATCCGTGAAAGTATTCGTTTTCTCATCTTTTTTCCATTTCCACTGCTGGATCTCCTTAATTGTGTTTGTACAGGACGGATGAATGTGGATCGTGTGCTGCTTCAGATAATCAATCTGCGCTTTTACACTGTTTGGCTCTTTCTTGACCGGACACGCTCTGTATCCTGCTTTCTGCCACATCTTAATCCTGTCTGGCTCAGCAGAATCGCAATACATGGTAATTCGCTTCTGGAATTTTCCATCGGCCATCTGTATGATCTCTGATGTATCTTTTTCAAATACATACAATTCCCGGCATAAGTAGATATCGCCATCCTTGAATCCAACCGCTCCGATACAGTTCGCATGGTTAAATCCAAAATCCTGTGAATTTACCATGTAATCGAATCTTTCTGGGGATGTATCGAATTCCTCAACCACATAATTTGTAAGAATCAGACCGCCAGTTTCTCCCCATTCACCGAGTCCATAAATCCGATATCCGTCAGGATCCCGTTCTTTACGCATCATCATGCGCCGGTGATACGCTTCGTCTATGAACCGGTTCTGCAGGTACGTGGACTGGTGTGTGTATACATCGTCGCTCTTAATGTCAAAATACTTTGCCTTCAGCCAGTGCGTTGCTGACACTGGATTGAAGCTGAATGTAATCTGGTAATACAAAAATGGATTGAATGACAAGTCACCTCTGAGTCGGTCATCGAGAATATCGACATCCGCTTCGTAAAGCTCCGTTGCTTCTTCAATCCATATCCATGTTAATTTTCCGACATCAAATGTGATGGACTTAACCTTTTCTCGCTGTCCATCGTCTTTCATCCCTCGGAAAATCACTTTATTCCCAGTTACTTTAGATATCAGCTCCATTGGATTGCTTCTGATCTGCCAGAATAATCCAGCCTTATCTCCGTATATCTTGTATATTGCACTCTTCAACTCCGCATAAGTACTATCTTTGTTTGTTGTGTCTACTTTCCGGACGCACAGAAGATTCGCGCCTTTATACTTCGGATCACCAAGTTTGATGATAAAATTCTGTGCAATGTTTACCGACTTTCCGGATCCAGCAGAGCCTTTTGCCAGTCGATATCGTTTCTTACACTCATTGAATTCTTTAAAATTTCTGTTAAATCCAACATTAACTTCCTTCATCTTCATCACCATAGTCTACTACAATCTTCATGTCCATATCTCCTGCTACATCCAGCTTGTCATTCCACATACCTAAATGCCTGCCGAGAAGCTCGAGCGCCTTTACCTTGTCGCAGGGCTTCTGTTCCAATCCATCGCGCCCCTTTTTAATCGTTCCGAGGGCTCGCTGCTGTTCCTCAGTAAGGTTATCTGTAAGCTCCAATTCTACGGTCCGATACAGAATCGGTTCTCCGTCTTCTCCTACGAGCGGAATAATATTTCCATCTACTTCTGCTGTAGCCTGTTTCTCAACTACTTTCGCGTAGTCTGAAGCCTTGGAAAAAGCAATGGCAGCCAGTTCATTTAAAACTCGATCCTGCGTGATCTCCGTCCGCTTCTGCCGCTCTTCCATTCTTTCGGTAATATATTCTGCAACCTTAGCATTTCTTAGCAACTTACTTCCATTTACTGCTGCTGACTCTTCTTTCTTTACGCTTGGATATGCAACGCGGTAAGCCCGTGTGGCATTTAAATCAATCAGGTATTCATCTGCAAATATTTTCTGTTTTTCTGTCATAGGACTCACCACCTTTAAAACATAATAAAAGCACCTATCTCTGGATGCTAAGAATTTAGGACTACTGCTGAAAGAATTAATAACGCCAACAAAACCAAAATAACCAAATACACAATCAAAATTTATAAGAAAAAAAGGAGGAAACTTTGCAGTAGTCCACAACGGGTATAGCAGGATTCGAACCTGCGACACATCGGTTAACAGCCGATCGCTCTACCAACTGAGCTATACACCCGTAGGATGCCTTTTATTGACACCCTTTACCCTATCCGCACTCGGGTACGCTGATTACACTAAATATAGATTGCTGAATCTATATTTGTTTGTTTTGCAGATCTGCGGATATCTGCGTTTTGTGATATCACTCGTAGCACTTCCACGGCATTCCGGATTTTTAATATTTACCATGATATGCTACTAAACCGTGCGCGGGGTTCGAACCCGCTTGTCCCAACTGACCACGGCATAAAAACACCGCCAGACAAGAAAGGGGAGAAGTCCGGCGGCGTTCTGAATGTTTGGAAAGATTGTTTTAGAACAATATATAATCGTTCTAGAATAATTATAGCATAAGTAAAATATAAATGCTATAAATCTTTAAGCTGCCCGCTTATAATCTGCGATACTCGCGCCTGGGTATATCCAATTTCATCTGCGACTTTTTGCTGGGTTTTCCCCTCAAGATAGTGCAACTCAAATATCTCTTTAATCTCCGGATCATCAATCCCATTTATGTAGTCTTCGACTTCTTCTTGCTCTTTCAGGATCCGCAGCCTGTCCGCTTCTTTTCGCCTAATCTGCTGTCTTACATTCTCTTCTTCGTAAGGGTCATACATTTGTACAGATGTTCTCACTTCGGTGTACGGAAAATCTGCGCTGGATCCCGTTACCTTCCCCATGACAACAGTCGATTCCCGTTCACAGAGTTCTTGTATCTGGTTCTCAATCCGGATAAGTCTATCTTTGTTTGGCTTATACTTTTTCAGTGTTTTCTTGTCCAACTCAATCGCCTCCCGGAATCCGCTCTTTTATGTTGTATTTCTCTGCTATGTAGTCCAGAGTGTCCTTATTCGCCCTCTCACCGCCTTTAAAGTCGCAGGCAAAGGCTTTATGCCCCTTTTGCTTTAAAGCCGTCTCACAGGGCTTCCTCGTTGCCATAGTGTACGCTTCAATCTTTCGGATAACTCCTGCTGTCTCCTTTCTACGTTTCATAGCATCTCTTGTCATTCCTGTACCACCTCAATTTCCTCTCCGGTCAACTCTTCCAACTTCTTCCGCATTTCTTCCACGGTCATTTTCTTTAGTTTTTTTCGCTCCCAGATGAGTTCGAGGTTGTCATCATGCATAATATGTTTGAAGTTTCTTTCATTTTTAATCTTATACACTCTGATGATGCTAAGTTGGCTTTCTGCATATCCTTGTGTTAAGTCATTCTCGTAGGCTTCGAGTCTATGGCTCCCCTCTTCTCCAATTAGCATATTTCCAACCACCATTCTCTTTCCATAGTCCTTGCGTCTGTATTCCACCACCATTCCGTCTTTTAGATCTGACTTTGTAAATTCTTTCTGCATGTAATCACTCCATTCTAAGATTTTATAATTGTAATTTTTTGCAATATCTAAAGATGACCATTCTCCATCACCGTAATAACACGTTCCTTCGTTGTGCATATCGTAATTTGTATTTTTCAAATAGCTTTCTCCGTTACGCCACTTCATCCTTTGTCCGTGCATCTGCCTGCAGAAATCTTTTGCTTCTTCTTCGGTCTTGCAATTCACCGCAATCTTATTGTCTTTATTTTTAAATTCATCCCAGTTAAATTTTTTCATCATCCTACCTCACTATCTTTCGCACAATCCAATCCAAAAACACCACAAATAACAGTATCGGGAATCCCGCAGCCATCAGGTAATCCGCACCTTCTAGTTTTACATCCTCTTCCAATCCTGTCTTTAAAGTAATCACGGTTCCCAGTCCCAATATGTAGTAAAGGGTCAAGAATGCGATTGTAATTAAAATGTCCATGTTATACCTCCTTGTACGGTTCTATCTGTTCTTTCGGCATCCACGCTGTCACGACATCGTACATAATTTCCTTATTTGTTCCAAATTCTTTGTCGCAAGCATTGACCGAACCTCCCTCATCGTAAAATCTCCACATGCCCACTCTATCTATGTATCCGTCATACACATTGTATTCTTCCGGATAGTATGTCTTTTCTTCTTTCGGAACCCAGGCCGAATCGTAGTCCGCAATCCATTCGGATGAGTGTACGGTAACTTTTACCATTTTCCCGACTTCCGGCAATTTCTCACTTACCGGAATCCAACCGTTATTATCACTAACCACTTTAGCTTCCCCGCAAAATTCGAAATATTTGTTGAGCCATGCAATGACATAGTCTAATTTATATGAGCTATATCCAATATTGTAATAGTCTTCTCCAACTGTTTTATATTTGATTGAATAGTATGTTTTTTCGCCAACCTTGCGCGATATTATTTCCGCACTCGTCACTTTCTCCTTATCAATTCTTTCCATTTCAGAAATAGCTTCATCCATGTGCGAACGGATAATACCACTAATTTCGGTTGCCATGCCTGTAGCACCTAACGCATACAACACCTTATGTCCAGTTACATACTCTTTTTCAACTTTGCTTATCTCTTCCAAGATCTTCTCTAGTACGTTCATTTATTTCGTCTCCTGTTTCTCTTATCCATAACACAATAACCTTTTTCGCAATAACATTCTGTTGATTTATAGTAGTTTTTATAATATTTGCATTTAATGCACTCTTTTTTCATTACTACGCCTCCAACAACTCTAGTTCCTCGATTTTATCCATTAAATCCATCTCAGGATAATTCTTTTTTGGATATCGTTGATATTTTCCACATGGTTACTCCTCATCACTTTCAATTCTCTCTAACCTTTCGTATCCATTCCATCCATGTTCTGCTCCACATTGTTTGATACAATAATAATCTTCGCCGCAACAATGATCGCATCTATTGCAATCTGGTTCTTCGTCATCTACTGTGTAAATTATTGTTTTCATCACTCTACCTCCAACAATCCCGCTTCTATAAATACACCTTCCAATAACTCGCTCATTTTATTAGTATCAATGGTAATCGGCTCACATGGAAACTCTTCCTGATTTCCACAGCACGCATACAATTTTGCAATTAAAATATCATATTTTTTCATCACTCCACCTCCAAATCACCATTATCTATTCTCTTTGCTTTAAAAAGGATTTCTCTATTCATCTTTTACCTCCACTTCATTATCGTATTTCAGGCACTTTCCATCCTTGTACGCTACGCATTTCTCTTTAATACACGGATTCAACACTGGTCTGACAAAATCTCCATTCCCAATAAGCATTGCTTTTACCTCTTCTTTTCCCGTTAAATCAGGGCAAAATAAAATCATCACTCCACCTCCTCATATTCCGGACACTCCACACAATACTCATACCGGTCCATTCTTGCACACTGCTCTTTGCACACTTCGTTTTCTGGGCATTCTATGCAGCAATAATCGTGTCCGCATATACTTGTTAATTTGCATCTTCCCATCATGGTTATTCCTCACTCCAATCTATTTTCTGTCCGCAATTCGGGCAGTAGAAATGTTCATATCCTTTTTCGCAAATATATTCACTTTTGCACGTAGGGCATTTAAAGTTAATGTCACCAAGTATGTAGTCCATTATATTCGGCTTCTTCGCCGTATCTCGCTCTTTCAGTTCCTGCATCTGCTCCAGCAGCTTTGCGCAATTGTTATATTGGTTCAAAATATCGCACACAAACCGTCCCATCTTGCACTCTGCGCATTTATCTTCCAGTTGCTCTCCGCTTAGCTGGTTCGGATACTTACACAGGTTGTCGCAGATATGCTCCATCATTTCCGTTGTGATCCCGTCCATCCATGTTTCTTCTGTTTTTGGCATTAGTCATTCCTCCGCAATAAAGTCTTCCATTCTCATTTGCCCTGGTATGTTTTCGTCTTCCATCCACCAAAGAAATACCTCTTCCCCTGTCGTCCACTTACATTCTTTTCCTCTTCGTTCACGTTCTTTCAACATCCTGTCGAAAGCATTTATATACAATTGCTTATACTTTGGAAAATCTGCAAACTCTTTGTAACGCTTCTTGCCTGCCATCGGACATCCGATGCAACCAACACGATCATATCCGCACTGGTACAGCTCGCACGTCTCTATTTTCTCGGAATTTATATATCCCCAGATATCACTATGCGTCCAATCTATGATAGGATTTACAATCATTTTTTTCTGCTGCATACATAGCTCACTCATCCGTCTTCGTGCATCGTTATCCTCCATCAGCATTATCTTCGTAAATTTTTCTTTCTCTTTTTGGGTTTGTCCGAGCTTTTCAAACTCTTCCCTTTTCAATCTGGAAGTACTTTCGTCCCATCTTACTCCGGTTGCGATATACCGGTTTGCACATCCAGTTTCTTTCAGCGTAGAGCAACAGTATCTTACAATTCTTGTCGGCGGGATAAGCTTTTCTGGAATTAAGCTCCACATGCTAATCAATTTTCCTTTATAGCGTGGTTTTTCTATTTCGCACCTAATTCCATGCAGTTCCAGTTCTCGGAATACCTTCCGGATATGCCGAACTGTCTGTGGCGCATCTGCCGTTGTATGGCTGTTATGCACTTCAAACGGGATTCCGGATCGCTTAAAAATCTCTAACATCACATCACTATCTTTTCCTCCGCTGTATGTGCAAATAAGCGGTCTACCATAGTGATGCAGACTCATTTCACTTGCCATTTTAATTCTTTCGATTGCTTTTTTCTCTTTATCCATTTTCTCAGAAGCCCGGTATACCCTTGCCCCGGCCGGAGGCTGGCTCCTTTCTATTTTTCGCTTATTTTCTTCTTTTCCTCTCCGTGTTTTCCTCATCCATTAATCTTTTTTCCCTATCGCTTCGCCAGCTCCCTAACCAGTTCATCATTCCCTTTTTTCGTAAGGCCTTCATTACATGTGCAATCCGGATATACACAGCGGAAACAATCCGGATATTTACAGAGCGGCTTTGAAATTTTCGTTCGATTCATTTCCAGTTTTCTCTTGGTCTCCAGCAGATCCGGTACCTGGACCTGTCTTCTGCTGCCCGCTTCCGCAAACCAGATCAGTCCCGATCTCTCCAGATATGCCCGAAAACAAATCTCATTTTTCTCAATCTGGAACATAACTTTCATGTACACCCACACCTCATGCACATCCATCCCGTCAAATAAAAGTTCCTGTATCCTGGATGCGTATTTCTCGTAACCTTCCACTACTCGATCACTTCCATTTCTCTTATTGAGACTTCATAAGCTGTTCTCTCGCTGTCGCCTTTTACATAAATCCTGCTCTGTATCATTCCCATGGCTCTCACTTTTGTTCCGACTGGAAGCCCTTCTGCCAGCCTTGCGTTCGAATACCAGCAAATCGCCGGGAGATAATCACTTTTTCTGTGTTTCCTGTTTACTGCAATTAAAATATCCGTGATTTCTTTTCCGAGTGGTGTCTCTCGATAGAGCGGCTGTTTACAGATATATCCAATCAGATCAATTCTGTTTTGATCCGCTTCACCAGCTTCGCTGATTCCTTTTACAAATACATACAATTTCAAATGATTTCTTTCTCCATCCTTTTCATTGTAAGATCTGTATTCTCCAAAGATTGTAATTCTCCCTCCTACATTATCCCGAATCTGCTGGACTATCTGTTCCGGCACCTGAATCGGTATGACATCCATGTTTCCACTTGTCCGCATGACTTCTATAGTTGATTTATAGATCTTTCTTCTGTCTTGTGAAGTCAATAAATACTCTGGTGTTTCCATAATTTTTCCTGTGATCTTTACTGTGTTGTTTTCCATCTTTTTCTCCTATATTGCATATTCCGCTGATACCCGTCATGGTATTACTCCATTTCCAGCCCGCTCAGCGCTTTCAAGATTCTTCCATCCATGTTATCTTCATTTGCCGGTGTTTTTACAGTCAATAACATTCCAGTCTCATTTACCCACAGGACGAAATATCCCATTCCCATGGGTCCTGTCGGAAAGTCTTCATACTCACCTGTTTCGGATAGGCTTACCATTTCCAGAATTTGATCCGGTATGTAACTCATCTCTTTTGTCTCTACATTCTGTAACACTGCCATTCCCCTGTATTTGATTTCTGTATCCTCATACCGGTCTCTGGCTGATAACCATTTCTTGTATTCCCACTCATCCCTTACTTTTAGTTCATACTGCTTTTCTCCTTTTTCATAGGCTCTGTATACTTCGCCCTCTTCCGGAAGATCCCCTACAAGTTCAATGACTGCTGCCTTATTCTTGCTTGTAAAGTCCTTCTCATATACAAATAATATCCAATAGGCTCCCTGTATGAAGTACATTTCCTCTTTCTTTCCTACAGTGAGTCCTGCACCTTTCCATGCATCCTTCAATATTCTCTTAAATATGCTCGTCTTAATAAACATGATGCTCCTTTCCTCTCCCAGAGTTATCTGGGAGATAATGTGATGGCTTACGACAGGTTTTGTGACGTACCTGCTGTTGTATCTTCACGGCACTTGGCCGGAGATGCTATAAAAATTGGAATCCTGGATGTCCTTCTTTCTGCTTTTCATTTTGCGGTTCTTTCATCAACTCCTGCTGATCCAGATAATTTTTCTTGCTGATCTTCATCCAGTCTTTCCGTGTGTGTGACTTTTCATATTCCCTCTGTGCGATCTCGCAAAGTAGTTCTCTTGTCTTTCTGCAATTATGTACAGCTTCTTTCCCGCTTTTATGGTGCGGTTCACACAAATACACTTTCAATCCCCCGGCTTCCGATAGAATTCTCATCCCGGATCCAAACAATACATGGTGTTCCTCGGTATACTGCTGCCGATAGTCTCCATACAGATTGGCACAGAGATAGCACACGCCCTTTTCTGTGTTCAAAATGCTTTTCGGATGGCTGATTCTCTTTTTCTTCTTTTTCGGCTTAGGAAACGCCATATCACTATAATCAATACTCATAAAGTAATCACTTTCTTTTTCCAGTTGTCCCATCCGCCTTTTGGCCAGGCAAATTCTTTCTTCAGAAGCTGCATGATTTTCTCCGGATCCCCGGATTTTAAGATGTCTTCTATGACTTCTCCTTCCTGGACCACCTCTTCTGTGATCTCATGTACCTGTTTTTCTTCTTCCGGAAGATTCATAACCGGAGCATCTGGCATCAGTTCCGGATAATCTTCCACTTCCATCTGTCCTGAAATCTGTTCTTCTGTTTCTTTTGGCTCTTCCAAAGTTTCCTGTGCTTTTGCAGGTTCTGCCTTTTTCTTTAATGGTTCCGTCTTTAAGACTTCCCTCTCTTTCTTTTCTCTCAGCGGCATCTGATAAACTCTTTCATAGGCTTCTGAATCAGAAGTCTTCCTGCCTTCCGGATAAAAGGTCTGTTCAAATGTTTTGGCCAACTCCAGATAGCTGATCTCTTCTGGTTCTCCCCTGCCGTTGTATGGCATGATCCGAATCTGAAATTCACTGAATAGTGCATTTGCAAATTGCATCCGAAACATTCGGAATTTTGTTGGAGCTACAATTCCCATGATCTCCCTGTTGATCACACTTTCCTCTTTTGGCTCGTCTTCCCATATCCATTTATGCATTTTCTCAAAGCAGCCTTTTCCTTCTCCTTTGAAAAATTCATACACCAATGTTTCCGTCCAGCTTCCCTGGTGTTCTTCTGGTGCGATGTCGCACAGGCTCATCTGCGGCGAATAACGATCTTCTGTTTCCCGGATAACTTCTTTTACTTCCCGGATTTCCCGTACCGTGGCATCTCTTGGTACCACTTCCCGCACTTCTTCCGGCAATGCCAACATTTCAGACAGCTTACTGCTGCCATATCCCCGGTATTTCTCCTGAATTTCCGGGCTGTTCCCATCAATACTGTATGTATCATTGATCTGCATGAACCGAATTGCCCACGTCCTGCTGATATTGAAGGTTTCCTTTGCAAACTCAAAAACATCTGCATACCCCTTCTCTTTATAAAACTCTGCATCTCTGGTCTTTTTTAAGAGATACCCGACTTTAATGTATCCCTCTGCTATATGTTCCAGTTCTTTTCGTAATGCAATTTCTACTCCCTGCAGTGTACTGATTGTCTGTAATTCCTCCATCTATCCTGCTTTCCTTTCTGTGCTCCTGAGCTTCTTTTTTTTGAACAGCTCGACAAATTCTTTCACTTCCTCTGTCATAGGTCCGTTATATTTTGCCCTGCACTGTATCATGGCTCCATTGTTTACCTCCATCGTGTAAAACGATGTTTCCGGATTCTGCTTCTTTCGCAGGAACAGAATCGTTGTCTCCCCTTTGGCCACCCGGTCAATATACGTGGCAACGCAATGATGCATGGCATTTCCCTCCTGCCGGATTTCATGGATCCGTTTCGGAAGCCTCAATAAAAATTGTTCTGTTTCCATTTCCAGATAGCTGTCCCGTTTTCTGTATTGCTCGTATCTTTTGTCTTTTTTATTGTCCAAATCCTCTTTGGCTTTTATTTCTCGTTCTCTGCTCTCTTCAATCAACTCTTCATGACGCTGTTCTAAATTCTTCGGGAATAAGATCCACGGCTCTCGCATGTTATACCCCAGTTCCTCTGCCATCTTCAGATAATCGTGATAATCCACGGCTTGTCTCTCATCTTCTCCTAACACTTCTTTGATGTACCGTTCCATCTTGTGAATGGTGGTATACCGGATATACCTGGTGAAATTCCTCGGAAACCTTGCAAAAAACTGAACCTGCTGCCATGTTGGATGCAATCCCTTTTCCTGCATTTTATAAGTGGTGTTGTATTCCCTTGTGCTTGGATTCTTTCCAGCCAACAGCTGGTAGTATTCCCCGTTTAGCCCCAGTATCTTTTTACAAGACCTCTCTTTCTTCTTTAAGTTTCCTGTGTTGTACCCCTGCATTTTTTCTTTGACAATTCTGTAAAATCCACATTTTACCAGTTGTTCGATTCCAGGCATATACCGGTATTCATTCAGATATTGATCCAAATACATTTTTTCTCGATATTTCCCATGTTTCACAAAACGTTCCATTGCAGAATACTGAAACGGCGTTCCCTTTAGAATCTGTTTGAGATTCCGGTTATAGAGGATTGCTTCATGCTCTACCACTTTTGCATAATATCTCCATCCGTCTCTGTAACACCACCGAACCCAGTCTGTCTGCTTATACTGCTCATATTCAAATTCATGAATCTTTTTTAAATTCCGGTCATACGTGATCCGTATCAGCTCCCAGTACCCGCCATCTCCCTTTTGTCCATTCCTGAATTTCCGATAACACTCAAAATATCGGTATACATATCCCTCTTTTGTTTTCTGCAAGAGTCCTGCATATCCTCTTGCGTGAACATTTCCGCCTTTCTTTCGGCTTCGGTAGGTAATTGGATGCCTGCAGAATGGACATTCCCCCACGTCTCCATAGTGTGGATTCCGGATTTTTACTTCTCTTCCACAATGTGTACAATACCCTTTTGTCACTTTTCTTCCGGCATCGTAA